GTCGCAAGTCAACTCCCAGTGTATAACAGCGTCTAAGGTAGCCCATTCGCAATCAAGTTGCACAGGTGTCTCGTGTAGTCCGTATCTGTTCATGGCCTAGTAACCCCCCGTTAAAACTATGCTTAAGTCTTGGGCGTCAGCGGCAAAGGATAACCCACGCTCCACCAGTGCCGCAACCCCATTGTAAAAGTCTGAATCTGTTTTGTAGCATATAATCATGGCCTAAGCCTCCTCGTTAACCGTTATCCAAAATACCGCTATCAGTGAGCCTATGATCCAGAGCCACGCGTAATCCTGTAGACTCATAACAAACACTCCCATAAAAATAGTGTACCAGTAAACACAGTAACAAACAATAGTGCCGCTAGCATTTCATTATCACAATTCATGGCCTAATGTCTCCCCTGTTGTCTTAGATCGTTCAAGGTAGTTTACCCATCGCAAATTGTCAAGCGCTCTTTGATACTGCCTAAACGCGTGGCGCTCTGATTCCTGAATGTGCTTCCACGTGTTGCCATAGTCCGCGTCATTCATTATCATATCTAATGACGTGGCGTCAAGCTTATCCCATTCCGCTTTAGTCCGCGTGACCTCTGTCGCTAGTGCAAAAACATCGTATCCCATGGCCTCAGGCCTCCTCTAGTGCACAGTATTGATCCATTAATAAACAATCTAGCTTAACAAATTCTGAGACAGTGAGCAACCCCATGGTGTACAAGTTATCTAGGCTACGCTCTAGGCGCTCAAGTTTGCCTAGGTTGTCCGCTGATTGTATACGCTTTACCGCTGATTGATAATTGCTCATGGCCTCAGGCCTCCTCTGAATAAATGGGCTTAGCGCGGATGATGTCTGTACCCTTGTGATCTTCCCCAATAAACTCTAGTGACCATCGAATCACAGGGTACTTACCCTCCTCTAGATCCGTAGTGTCTACCCATTTACGTAAAGCCCTGTATGCCGCGTTCAACTGCGGGTAGCTGGTACTGTAGCCTACGATATCGTACCCGTCTGGTGAATCCTCACTAGATGCCGCACGGCCTCTGAATAACTGAGTGTTAAACGTGTCGCTCATGGTAGCGTTAAACCTGTAGTTGCTGTACTTCACTGATATGATGATGGCCATTGTATTACCCTCGTTTGTGGTTTTGGTTTAGCAGTAGACCCTAGGGTAACCTAAGACCCACCACTAACGCAACCCCCGTTTACCCTAGAATATCGCTGGTGTCATATCCATTAGCGTCTAGCCATTCTCTGGCCTCGTCTATCATACAGAATGACATGTCATAATCATAGCAGATATTACCCTGCATAACGTAGACGCATATGGCATCATCCTCGCCCTTAATGATGTGTTCAAAGTAAACACGATCAGTACCAACGTATACACTGTAGTCTTTATGTATTGCCATGGCCTCAGGCCTCCCGTCTCTGCAACAAGTAAACGTCTGTCTGTACCCGCTCTAATTCCTCTAGTAATTGATCGTGGAGAGCCGCAGAGGGACTATCAAAGTCCCCTAGTATGCTCTTAATGTTTTCCACCATCGCCAGTTTGAGATCTAATAATGTCATGGCCTCAGGCCTCCCGTGTTGTGTTGCGTTGTCGATGGGTTAACTATGAGGCATCCAGAGGCAAAACACAAGCAAAAACCCTTAAATTTATTTTTGGTAATAGTTGTGACCTGGCAATGATTTTCTATTGACACAGTGGTACATTGTATGCTTGCGGTGTGCCTGAGGGTCCTACATTAGTCCACACACTTAGTCAATGTGAATATTACACTTGACAACACAGGACTATTTGTGATACACCCAAGGCCCTTGGTCCTACCATAGTCTGCCCCTCGTGTCAACCCCTGTAGCCTTGTGAATAGTACCAATGTTTACCCTTGCATCTTGTGTTGGCCTGTGTTATGCTAGAGGGTTGCCTAGGGGTGGGCCTTGTGTTGATACCGGGGGAGGGGGATTACCTGTGGTTATTATTGTTGTACCTACCCATGCACAAAATAAGGCTAAATTAGCTAAAAAGCAGGTTAGTTGACATATGTATAACCCCTTGTTATACCTTGTGTTTACCCACGGGCGGCACTAAAGTAATAAATCTAGATGCCCTAAGTAGTATTTGTTATATATTTACATTAAATAAAGCTTGACTTTTGTGTAAAACTATGGTATAATATAAGGCAGATACTAGGATGAATTAATAAGACAGGTGTTGGGCCTTAGTTGACTACTAAACTGTTCGTATAGATCCCTTCTTCTGTTGCCTCCTAGGTAAGGGACTCATGCGAACTCATGTTAAACATAAGGAACACAGGATAATGTCTGAAGATGACACCCTAACTAAACAATTAGCAGAACGTAAGGAAGTAAACTTACGGAAGAGAAGTAGAGGCAGACCTAAGAAGTCTGAAGTAAAGGCTAAGACCACAGGTTCTAGAGGTAAAGTAGGTAGGCCTAAGGGCGATGCTGGCATCATAAATGAGTACAAAGCTCGTATGCTAGCTAGTCCTAAGTCAGAACTAGTGTTACAGACTATCTTTAATGCTGCAACTAACGATGACCACAAGAATCAAGCAGCAGCATGGAAGTTAATAATGGATCGTATACTGCCTGTTGGTGCATTTGAGAAGGAAGTAATGAAGGACGGTGGTAGGAACGCAATACAGATCAACATTACTGGCGTTGGAGCTACAGAAGTGTTTGGTAGCACTCAAGGGGAAAATACGTTTGATGGAGAATCAGTGGATGTCACAGAGTAAAGTAGAAGAAGCACTAGACGAAGTACTAGGATACGTAGTAAGAGTAGGAGATGCCACTAGTCAGTTAGTAAACGTGGCCATACTACTAGGTGACAACGCTAATGAGTCTGTATCAGGGCGTAGCCACAGGTTAAAGAGCAAGTCTAAGGCTTGGGCGTGGCTAGGAGCGTCTATTAACTTTGTGTTTGACGAAGAACACTGTGAACGAGCGTACAACAACGACGTAGCTAGGGCAGCAAAGACCCTGAGTGAAGCTAAGCCTAAGAAAAAAACTACTAAGAAGTGAAGTATTTCTCTATCACAGAGTTTGACTGTAAAGAAACAGGAGAAAACAATATGAATCCTGAGTTTCTAGAAAAACTAGACACACTCAGGCACTATTGTGGTCTTCCATTTGTTATTACCAGCGGCTACAGAAGCCCTAGCCACCCGTTAGAGGCTATAAAAGAGATACCGGGGACTCACGCGCAAGGCATAGCAGCAGACATTAAGATAACTAACTCTGCTCAACGGTATTCGTTAATAAAAGCTGCCTTAGAACACGGTTTTACTGGCATAGGGGTCGCTGGTAACTTTATACACCTAGACATACGGGGTTCACTGCCCGTTATGTGGACGTACTAGAAACAGTGACTGACTTAAATGTACAACTGTTGCCGTGGCAGCAGGAAGTCTACTCTGATCCTACACGGTTCAAGGTAGTAGCGGCAGGGCGAAGGACAGGGAAGTCACGCCTCGCTGCATGGATGCTAATTATTAATGCTCTACAGACCGACAAAGGTCAAGTTTTTTACGTTGCGCCCACGCAGGGACAGGCCCGTGACATCATGTGGCAAACCCTCTTGGAGCTAGGAAACCCTGTGATTAGTGGTGCCCACATCAATAATCTACAGATCAAGCTGGTCAACGGGGCCATGATTAGTCTCAAAGGAGCCGACAGGCCAGAGACAATGCGTGGTGTTTCCTTGAAGTTTCTTGTGATGGATGAGTACGCAGACATGAAGCCTGACGTATGGGAGCAGATTCTCCGTCCAGCACTAGCTGACCAAAAAGGTTCAGCGATGTTTATAGGTACGCCTATGGGCAGGAATCACTTTTACGAGTTGTACAAGTTAGCGGAGCTAGGTGACGATGAAACTTACAAGGGGTGGCACTTTACCAGTTATGACAACCCCATCCTCGACCCTGAAGAAATTGACACAGCAAAGAAGTCCATGTCGAGTTACGCCTTCCGACAAGAGTTTATGGCCTCATTTGAAGCAAGAGGCTCAGAAATGTTCAAAGAAGATTGGGTACACTTTGGAGAAGAACCAGACGATGCCCAGTACTATATCGCTATTGACTTAGCTGGCTTTGAAGAAGTTAACAAGAAGAGAACTAAGAACACTAAACTTGATGAGACTGCAATCGCTGTTGTTAAAGTTGGTACTAATGGTTGGTACGTTGATAACATTATACATGGGCGGTGGAGCCTTGACGAGACTGCCTCCAAGATATTTCAGGCCGTTAGAGATTACGAACCCGTTAGTGTTGGTATTGAAAGAGGTATAGCAAAGCAGGCTGTAATGAGTCCCCTGACAGATTTAATGAAGCAGTACGGGAGATTTTTTAGAGTCGAAGAACTAACCCACGGTAACAAGAAAAAGACTGATAGGGTTATGTGGGCTTTGCAGGGAAGGTTTGAGAACGGCCAAATAGAACTAAGAAAGGCAGAGTGGAACAACAGATTCATGGATCAACTGTTTCAGTTCCCTGATCCTCTGACCCACGATGACTTGGTTGACGCACTAGCATACATAGATCAATTAGCTAAAGTAGCATACAACTACGACTTTGAAGTTGACGATCACGAAATATTAGATATAGTGGCAGGTTACTAAAATGATGAACCCTTTACCAGACGAGCTAGTAAAATCTATGAGTACCAAGCGTGTTTGGCGTCCCTTTAATACATACGGAATCTACGCAATTTCTGCTGTGGTGTTTTTTACACTTGGTTACAGCGTAGCAATAATCTAAGGAAAATACTATGGCAGAAGAAATTTATAGCCCTGACCCACTTTTAATTGAAGAGTCGCTAGAACAGTGGGTAATGATAAAGTGTGACAACTGGAGAGACAACTATGAGTCAAACTACGAACAAAAGTTTGAGGAATACTATAGGCTATGGAGAGGTCAATGGGATCCTGCTGACTCTGAAAGAGCGTCAGAGCGTTCTAGAATTATCTCTCCTGCGTTACAGCAGGCTGTAGAATCTAACGTAGCAGAACTAGAAGAAGCTACTTTTGGTCGTGGTAAGTGGTTTGACATACAAGATGACATGAACGACCAAGAGCGTCAGGACGTACTGTACCTACGTAACAAACTAACAGAAGACTTTGAATCCTGTAAAGTACGGAAGGCTGTTGCGGAGTGCTTAATTAACTCTGCTGTCTTTGGTACAGGCATTGGCGAGATTGTACTAGAAGAAATAAAGGAGATGGCCCCAGCAACTCAACCACTTATGGGCGGGGATCTCACGGCTGTAGGCGTTAACATTACGGACAGGGTTGTTGTTAAGTTAAAGCCAGTGATGCCTCAGAACTTCCTTATCGACCCTGTAGCTACGTCTGTCGAAGACGCTATGGGTGTTGCCATTGATGAATTTGTGTCTATGCACTCTGTAGAGCTACTACAGGAACAAGGGGTATACAAAGAGGCGTACCTTGAGTCTGCGGCTCCTGATTCAGAACTAGAGCCAGATCAAGACTTATCTGTGTACCACGATGACAAGGTTAGATTAACTAAGTACTACGGGCTTGTACCACGAGAACTACTAGAGGCAGAAGGAGTAGACGTAGAAGAAGACAGTAAGTACGTCGAGGCTATAGTTGTTATTGCTAACGGTGGTACGCTACTTAAGGCTGAAGCTAACCCGTACATGATGCAGGACCGTCCTGTAGTTGCTTTTCCTTGGGACGTAGTACCATCAAGGTTCTGGGGTCGTGGTGTTTGTGAGAAGGGCTACAACAGCCAGAAGGCACTAGATACAGAGTTACGCGCTCGTATTGATGCTCTAGCACTCACTATACATCCAATGCTCGCTATCGACGCTACACGGCTTCCTAGAGGGGCTAAACCAGAAGTACGTCCCGGCAAAATGATTCTAACTAACGGAGATCCGCGTGAAGTACTACAACCGTTTAACTTTGGTCAAGTCGGACAAATCACGTTTGCACAGGCTCAAGCCCTCCAAGGCATGGTACAGCAGGCTACTGGGGCCGTTGACTCAGCGGGTATCGCGGGACAGGTTAATGGCGAGGCTACTGCTGCTGGGATCAGTATGTCTCTTGGTGCTATTATCAAGCGTCATAAGCGAACTCTTATAAACTTCCAACAGTCTTTCCTTATGCCTTTTGTTACTAAGGCTGCTCACAGGTACATGCAGTTTGATCCTGAGAATTACCCAGTGTCTGACTACAAGTTTATTGCTACGTCTACTCTAGGCATTATTGCTAGGGAGTACGAGGTTACACAGCTTGTACAACTCTTGCAGACTATGAAGCAAGACAGTCCTCTGTACCCTGTGTTGATCCAAAGCATTATTGACAACATGAACCTAAGTAACCGTGAAGACCTTATTGCAACCATGCAACAAGCATCTCAGCCTAATCCTGAAGAACAACAGATGGCTATGGCGGTTCAACAATCACAGCTACAGTTACAGCAGGCGCAAACATCAGCACTACAAGGACAAGCTGAAGAATCTCAAGCTAGGGCTGTTAAATATTCTGTTGACGCTCAGTTAGCACCTCAAGAACTTGAGATTAATAAGATTGACGCAATTACTAAAAACCTTAGGGAAGGTGACGAAGATGACAAAGAGTTTGAACGTCGTTTAAAGATTGCTAATATTGCACTTAAAGAAAAAACGCTTAACAGCCAAGCCAGTAAAGGAGAGCCTAGTCGTGCTAATGACACAAACAGAAACCAACAAATTCCTAGACCAAATCAACAAGGCGTTCAGCGACCACCTAGACAGATTGGACTTGCTGGAGAGCCGGGTCAAGGAACTAGAGGGCCAACTCAATGAGCAAAAAGGATCCAAGGCTAGCAAGGGCGGGAGTAAGCGGGTACAACAAACCAAAGAGGACTCCTAATCATCCAACAAAGTCTCACGTAGTTGTAGCTAAGGAAGGCGACAAAGTAAAGACTATACGTTACGGACAACAAGGAGTTAGTGGTGCGGGTAAGAATCCTAGCACTGCTAAAGAAAAGGCAAGGCGTAAGTCATTCAAGGCTCGTCATGCTAAAAACATAGCCAAAGGTAAAATGTCTGCGGCTTACTGGGCAAATAAATCCAAATGGTGAGGAGATAGCTATGCCAATGGTCGGAAAAAAGAAGTTCCCTTATACAGCTAAAGGTAAGGCAAAAGCTAAGGCTGCTGCTAAAAAAACAGGAAAGAAAGTAAAAAAGGCTAAGGGTTACTAAAATGGCTAAACGTGGCTTGTACAGCAACATAAATGCTAAACGTAAGCGTATTGCCGCTGGTTCAGGCGAAAAAATGCGTAAACCGGGGTCTAAAGGTGCGCCTAAGGCCTCTGCCTTCAAAAAAGCAGCTAAGACAGCTAAGAAGCGGTAAAATTAACAGTAAAAATAGCTTGACTTTTGCGTAAAAGTATGGTATAATATAAAGTATACTAAGGTATATACTATTAACTAGAGACAACCTAAGGGGCCTCAAGTGGATCAAGAAACACAGGTGTACTACGACAATTACTTTAGTCTTTTTATGACAGACGGTTGGAAGCAACTTACGAGTGACTTTACTAACAACGCTAACAACATTAACAGCATAGAATCAACTAAAGATGCTAACGATATGTACTTCCGTAAGGGACAACTAAACGTATTAGCCCACTTAATCAACATGGAAACTATCGTTACTAATAACTACGAAGAAGCTAATAAGACTGACGAAAATGATTAAAGTATTTGAGTTTCGTTGTACTAATGGACATATTTTTGAAGAATTTGTAGAACAAGGTACTACAATCAGTAGGTGCGACTGTGGTGCTAACGCTACAAAGATTGTTTCTGCTACTCGTCACATACTTGACGGTGCCTCTGGGGACTTTCCCGGTAGGCACATGAAGTGGGTACGTGAACACGAGAACGCAGGACAGACTAGTAAGGAATCCTAACCGGGGCAACTCCTATTTTATTTCTCCATAACCTAATAAGGCGGGGTAAGTTTATATTATGTCAAGAGCAACACTAATTGATGAGCGTCCAGAAGAAGAGTTAGAAGCAACAGATCAACTCGACACAGAAGATACTGTAGAGACTCCAGAGGAGCAACCTCAAGCAGCATCTGAACTTCCAGAAAAGTACCAAGGTAAGTCAGTAGAAGATCTAGTGCAGATGCACCAAGAGCTTGAAAGATTTACTGGCAAGCAGAGTACGGAAGTTGGAGAGTTACGAAAAGTTGTTGATAACCACATTCAGACACAACTTGTTAACCAACCAGCACCTGAACAACAGCAACAAGAAGACGATACGGATTTCTTTATTGATCCTACAACTGCTGTAAACAGAGCTATAGACAACCACCCTAAGATAAAAGAAGCAGAAGCTTACACACAACAATACAAACAACAGGCTACTCTTGCACAGCTTAAATCTAAGCATCCAGAAATGGAAGGTATTTTGCAAGACCCTAAGTTTGCTGAGTGGATCAAGGGGTCTAAAGTCCGAACAAACTTGTTTGTACACGCTGACCAACAGTACGATTACGATGCCGCTGATGAACTATTTAGTAACTGGAAAGAACGTAACCAAGTAGTCCAACAGACAGCGCAAGCTGAAAAGGTAGCTCGTAAGAGTGCAGTACAGTCTGCTAACACAGGCAACGCTCGTGGAACATCAGAAGGATCTCGTAAGAAAGTTTATCGTCGTGCTGACTTAATTAAACTTATGAAAGAAGACCCTGACCGCTATATGGCACTACAGCCTGAAATTATGGCAGCTTATGCGGATAGGAGGGTCAAGTAGCCTAAAGGAGAAATACAATGGCTGAACAAGCGTATCCCGGTACAGTTGGCGGCGGGTCAATCGTCAACAAAGCAGCAGCAGACAAGTTTATTCCAGAGATTTGGAGTGACGAGATTATTGCTGCTTTCCAGAAGAACTTGAAGATGGCACCTCTTGTCAAGCGTTTGTCTATGACAGGAAAGAAAGGTGACTTGATTCACGTACCTAAGCCCATTCGTGGTGAAGCAAATGCTAAGGTAGCTGACACTGCTGTCACTATCCAAGCAAACACTGAGACTGAGTTGCAGATCACTATTGATCGACACTTTGAGTACTCACGTTTCATCGAAGATATCGTAGAAGTACAGGCTCTGTCCTCTCTGCGTCAGTTCTACACTGAAGATGCTGGTTATCAATTGGCTCTTACGGTTGATACTGACCTGATGAATGCTGCCACTGGCTTTGGCGATGGTACTCGTACTACTACTCCTGCTAACACTGGTGCAAACTGGGTTAACAGTAACAGTTATTACTTTAACGCTGCTACAGGTCTTTCTGCTTTTGCAACTGACACTGTAACTGACGGTGATAACTTTACTGATCTTGGTTTCCGCGAAGCTATCAAGTTGATGGACGATGCTAGCGTACCTATGGACAACCGTTGTTTGGTGATCCCACCTGCTGCGCGTAAGTCTATCATGGGTATTGATCGCTACGTGTCTTCTGACTTTGTTGGTGGACGTGGTGTCGAGTCAGGGTTGATTGGTAACTTGTACGGCGTAGACGTATATGTATCTAGCAACTGCCCTGTTGTTGAAGCAGCTTCAGCAAACACTGCATCAACTAAGGACATTCGTGGTTGCTTGTTCTTCCACAAAGACGCTCTCGTACTTGCAGAGCAAATGGCTGTACGTTCACAGACTCAGTACAAGCAGGAGTACCTCTCCACGCTGTACACTGCTGATACTCTGTACGGCATCCAAACCTACCGCCCAGAAGCTGGGTTTATTCTTTCGCTAGTTGACGCGTAAGATACACCGGGGGTCGCAATGGCCCCCTTTTATTTAAGCATCTTAGATTAGGGTGTTTAACTAAAAGACACAACAAACGAGAAACCTTATGTCTAATTATGTAAAGACTACTAATTTTACTGCTAAAGATTCTTTACCTACGGGTGATGCCAACAAGGTTATTCGTGGTTCGGAGTTTGATACAGAATTTAATGCGCTCCAAGTATCTAGCGCAACCAAAGCAAACTTAGGCTCACCTACGTTTACTGGTACGGCTACGTTTGATAATGTTACTGTTACAGGCACTGCTGATTTATCTGGTGCATCTGTTTCGATTGACATTAACGGTGGCACAATTGACAACGCTATTATAGGAGGCACAACACCGGCTGCTGGTACGTTTACTTCTTTAGTTGCTGCAACGGCAGACATTAACGGCGGTACTATTGATGGTACTGTTATTGGTGGGTCTACTCCAGCAGCAGGAACTTTTGCGGCTGTTGTAGGAACTACAGGAACATTTTCAAGTGCTGTATCAGGTACTACAGGTACATTTACAGGCGCTGTCTCAGGCACTACAGGCACGTTTTCAGGGGCTGTCACAGGCTCTAACTTAAACATCGCTAACTGGGATACGGCCTACGGCTGGGGTAACCACGCAACAGCAGGGTACTTAACAAGTGTAGCGTTTACTGACATTGACGCTGGAGCAGTAACACTGTCTTCTGAAACTTTTGCTGATGTAGACAACCAGATCCCTACTAATGCTGCTGTTATTGATTACGTTGCAGCTACTATACCTACTATTGCTGAAGTAAACGACCTAAGCGAGGTTGTTACGTGGACTACTGTCCCTGACGCATACATCAGTGCATCTTCTGTTAATCAACACGTAACACTAGAAAAGGCCACACAAACTAAAACGTACACCAACGGTGAAACATCTGCTATTACGCTGTCTCAAGCTATTACGTCTGGTGCCCCCGTTGTTTCTGTGATCAAAGAAATTCCACAGACAGGCGTGACTAACAACGATTGGGACGCGGCGGCAGGTTCTTATGCGGTGGAGAATAGTGCTTATGCAACTACGTTAGGCTTTGTTGGTTTTAATGTAAGCGCTGCAAGTTTTGTTGATAGCTTTTCTGTTAGCTCTCAAGATAACAACCCTACAGGATTGGCATTTAGCGCTGATGGCACAAAAATGTACGTCACTGGCAGAACAAATGACAAGGTATTTCAATATGCTTTAAGCACAGCCTTTGACGTAAGTACTGCGTCTTACACACAGGAATTTGATGTTTCGTCTCAAGCAATACAGCCTGCAGGCTTGGCTTTTAATACAGACGGTACAAAAAAGTTTGTAACGGATTATGATGGTGACGATGTTAATGAATACGCTTTATCTACAGGGTTTGACGTAAGCACAGCATCGTTTACTACTAGTTTTTCTGTAGCAAGCCAAGAAGGAAACCCGCAAGACATAGCTTTTAATAGCGACGGTACAAAAATGTTTATCGTGGGCTATACCGTTGATGCCGTTCAAGAATACGCTTTATCGACAGGTTTTGATGTATCTACAGCATCGCATACGCAAAGTTTTTCAGTAAGCTCTCAAGAAACAAGCCCTAGAGGATTAGCGTTTAATACAGATGGAACCAAGATGTTTGTTGTTGGCACTCAGAATGACGCGGTATTGGAATACACGCTATCAACTGGGTTTGACATTTCTTCTGCATCTTTTGATAGTAGTTATTCAGTATCTGATCAAGACTCAGCGCCAAAGTCGATAAGATTTAACACCGACGGCACTAAAATGTTTATTCTTGGTGACACAGGTGATGACATAAATGAATACAACATGACCCCAAGTTCAGTAAGTTTAGGCACAGGCTCATTCGCCTCCACAGACGTAGGCAAGACCATTAACGTCAACGATGGCGCGTTAGTCTTAACAGCTACAGACGGCTCATTGTCTATAACCACAGCACTAACCTCATATAACACTGCCGCATCTGGTAGCTGGTCTATGAATGCTGTGGTCTATGATGCTACTGCTGATGTGTTAAAGGTTAGCCAATTTAGTCCCCTTTTTGGGATAACTTCTGCTAGTTATACAGGCAACTCAAAGTCAGTGTCGGCACAAGAAACTAACACTTTTGGTCTTGCTTTTGGCGACTCAGGGACAAAGATGTACATAGTTGGGTTTAATCAAAAGACGATATTCCAGTACACCTTGACTACCGCATACGATGTATCTACGGCATCTTACGCATCAAAAAGCCTAAACATTAGTGCAAGATTTGCCAACCCAAGGGGAATTGCGTTTACTCCTGACGGTACAACAGTATTTGTCAACGAGTATGACAACGACGACATAGAAACATTTACTTTGTCAACTGCTTGGGATATATCATCAGGCTCTGCAACAAATACCTCATTTCTTTATACGTCTCAAGACGAGCGACCAAGAGACATGCACTTCAGTCCAGACGGCACAAGGTTAATTGTTTCATTAGATTCAAATATATTGCAATATAATTTATCTACAGGTTTTGATATTACTTCTATGTCTTACTCAGGCAATTCAATAACAACTGGAGAGAGTTACACCGCAGTTGCGGCAAGCCCTGACGGGTTGACATTATTGCTTGGAGTCACTAATACGGGAAAACTATATCAGTACTCTTTGAGTAGCGCATTTGATATATCAACTAGCACTTTTGTTCAGTCTTTTGATGCTTCCTCTCTAGGAACTAGTATCCTAGATGCTATTGTTTTTAATGAGGATGGGTCTAAGTTTTTTATAGTTGGAGACTCAGACACGGTATATGAGTTTTCAACGGGTTCACTTATCACTGCCACAGGCTACCAGCCCTGCATAAGCTCCAACATAGACACAACCTACTGGACTGACATTAACTCACTGACGGCCACTAACGCTATCGGTAACGGTAACGTGTTCTACGCAGTCTCTAATGACAATAAAACTGCTTGGTCTGTCTTGGACAACACTGGCGGTACTAGAAAGATTGTGAAGAACAACGGAGGGACTTACCAGTATAACTCTAACGGTACATACGGTTCAGAGACTTGGGTAAACGCAACCACGAATACAGAGGTAGCGGCACTGCGTGAGGCTATGGAGGGAGCTAGTGCTGTCACTGGAAAGTTTGACGTTTCTACTGTGGTTTATTCTCAAAACCTTTCTGTAGCATCACAAGACACAGTTCCTGAAGGAATAGCTTTTAATACAGATGGAACCAAGATGTTTATTGTCGGTTCTACAGGGGATGATGTTAATGAGTATGCACTATCAACTGGTTTCGACGTATCTACCGCTTCTTATTCTCAGAACTTTTCAATACTCGCACAAGACACAGTTGCTCAAGGTATAGCTTTCAACACTGCTGGCACTAAGATGTTTATTGTTGGCTCTACTGGAGATGACGTAAATGAGTATACCCTAACCACGGGCTTTGACGTTTCAACAGCTTCTTATTCTCAGAACTTTTCAGTGGTCGCTCAAGACAATAGGCCGTATGGAATAGCCTTTAACGCTGATGGTACTAAGATGTTTGTTGTTGGAAACACTGCCGCTAAAGTAATGGAGTACACGTTATCTACAGGCTTTGATGTTTCCACAGCATCATTTGTGGATAGCTTTTCTGTTAATTCTCAAGACTCACAACCACAGGGTTTAGCCTTTAATACTGACGGCACTAAGATGTTTGTTGTTGGTAACAACACCAATAAAATTTATGAGTACGCTCTAACCACGGGCTTTGACGTATCTTCCTCTTCATTTACTCAAAGCATTTCTATACCTGAAGACAATGTGTCGGGCGGCACAGAGGGGGTGCTGGGAGGTTTAGCCTTTAATACTGACGGCACTAAGATGTTTGTTGTTGGCTCTACAAAAGATGCTGTATACGAATACAACGTAGGCACAACATCCTACACAAACCAAATGGACAGCACAGCCCTTAACGCCATCACTGACGCAAATCAAATCACGCTAGGTAACGACTTAGACTTTGCGGCTATTCTGTACTTGTCATCTGGATCTACTGTCCCCACTTACTCTGGCACGGCTGTTAACTACGATGCCAACGTTATTAACCAAGGGGCTGTACTAGGCACTGATTATAACTGGGACTTCCCCTCTAGTACTT